TCAATATCAGATTTCTCCTGCTCCAACTCGTCAAGGCGGTCTTTGGTCGCGGAGGTGATAATGCCTTGCTCTATTGCGGAGACAAGGTTTTTTATTTTCTTTTGAACATCTTTCAGTTCGGCGTTGAGACCGTCCAAGTAGGTGGTATCTGCCGATTCTTTTTCGATGATTTCCATAGCCCGTTTTGCGATAAGGGCAATGTTCTCATCAGTCAACACATTCTGAACCGTGTAGCGGACTACCAGTTTCTCTATCCAGTCTTTTCGCTCTGATTTCTTTTTACAGGCGTGTTCCCGCTTGGCTTTTGTGCATTTGTAGTAATAATGCACCTGTCCTGTTTTCGATGTGCCACTCTCACCGACCATTGGAGACCCGCAGTGACCGCAGAACAGCTTGGTAGTCAGTAGATAGTTCTCATGGGCTTTCGCTTTCGCCCGTGCTTTTCCATTGTGCTTGAGCATAGCCTGTACTTTCTCGAACAGGGGCTTTTCTATGATAGCGGGCATACCATCGGGAATAACAATGTCCATGAGCTTGTATGTGCCGATGTATTTCTCATTTCGGAGAATCGTTCGGAGACTGTTTTTATTAAAAGCATTACCCCGTGCGGTTTTATATCCACGCTCATTGCAATAGGTAATAATTTGTGTTGCGGACATTCCATCGGCGTACAACTGAAAAATCTCCTGTACGATTTTCGCCCCTGTTGGGTCAACCGCATACTTCCTGTCCTCTCCCACGGTATATCCAAGCAGGAGGTTTGCCCCACCCGTGGCGAGTCCTTGAAGCGCGTTCTCTCTAATACCGCGCTTGATGTTACGGGCAAGATTTTCAGAGTAGTATTCAGCATACCCCTCAAGAACGGACTCAAGGATAATACCCTCCGGCGTGTCCGGCATTGGTTGTTTGGCATAATAGACCTTTACACCATTCTTTTTGAGCTTTGCCTTGTAGATGGCAGAGTCATAGCGATTACGGGCGAAACGGTCAAGAGTATACATTATCACCGCTTCAAACTGTCCTTTTTCGCTGTCCTTAATGAGACGCTGAAAGCTCGGACGGTTATCTGTTTTGCCGGAAATCGCGCGGTCAATGTATTCATTTATGATAGTAAATCCGTTTTTGAGGGCGAACTCGTGACATTCTCTAAGCTGACCCTCTATAGATTCTTCTCTTTGGCTATGGCTCGAATATCGAGCATAAATTACCGCTTTCGTAGTCTCACCTCCAATTCGCGCTTTCGGTAAAGCAATTCAATCGGAATTACCCGCTCAACCGATAGCGTTTGCTTTATCCCCCTCGTATTCTTTTCGGTCTCCGAAATCATAGACCATTGCCATGAACTCATGCTTGGCACGGCGGGGCAATGCGCGATAGACCTTGAGAATGTCCTCCTCGTCCTCGTTTTCAGGTACAGCCCTCTCGTAGCAAAGGTCTTCTTCATCTGCAAAGAAGTCCATGACGGAACATTGCAGGATTTCGGCAAGGGCAAGTAATTCAGCTTGGTTCGGGATAGAACCGCGTTTATTGATGGCAGTCGTGTACGAAGACTGCCCATTTTTTATTTGTTTAATAACGGTGGTTAGGTTCGTGCCGCGTTCGGCACAGATACGGTTGATGTTCTCAGCAAAAGTCATAGAGTTCCCTCCTCGGAAAAATAATTCGCAATTTTTGAATTTCCCTCTTGACAATTCAGATAATAAGAATTATACTAAGAACAAGAAGTTCGGAATATCCGAATTGACAATAAGAAACCGACCTCTCGAAAAAGGGCAATTTTCGAGAAGCTGATAGTTGTTTAGTCCAATAAGAATAATAACATCAATTCGGCTTTTTGTCAATGGAAATTTCGATTTCAAGAACCACGAAAGGAGGAAAACTCGATGAGTCAGATTCAGAAGCGAATGGAAGCACTTGGTGTAAAGCAGGTGGACATGATTCTTGAACTGCGTAAGCGAGGTATCACAGTTCAGCCGCCCGAAATGTCGAGTATCATTCGCGGGGTCTATACCTATCCAAAGGCGAAGCGAGTCCTCGATGAATGTGACAGAATCCTCACTGAACTTGAAGCTCACTGATTCACAAGTGAGCGACCTCGCAAGACCACTTATGGGGATTTTGGAACGGTTCTACCAAGACCCTAAAAACGAGGAGGACTACCAAAGATGGCTACTGAATGTAGAAGAACTAAGCGAGTCAACAAGCAGAGACTCGTAAGACTTTTAACCGTTATCGCTGTGTTGATGGCTACTGCTTTTGCGATTGGCAGACTGACCGCCCCGGTGAAAACCGATACAGTGACGGTCACGGAAACCGTTGAAGTCCCTGTTTATAGCACAGACAAACTCCCGGAAACATCGGATATGTTCTATTTTGATGTACCTCTTTCACATAGCTTGCAGAGATATATCTATGAAATCTGTGCCGATGAAAATGTACCAATAACGCTTGTATACGCAATGATTGAACATGAAAGCCACTTCAATCCCGAAATTATAAGCAAAACGGACGATTATGGACTCATGCAAATCAATGAGGTCAACCACACATGGCTCAACGAGGAGTATCGGTGTGCGGATATGCTTGACCCGTATCAGAATGTATTCTGCGGCGTGAAAATCATCGGGGAGTATGTCAATCGCTATGACGGAGACCTCACCAAAGCTCTGATGGCTTACAACATGGGTGACTACGGTGCGAGAAAAGCATGGGAGAACGGAGTCAAAGAAATTACCTATTCCAACACGATTCTTGGTCTCATGCGAAACTACGAGGAGGTGCTTCAAAATGCCAAGAGTAATTGAACTGTTGGATAAAAAAGTTGAAACCCTGTTCAATCGACAGGATT